CTTGCTTGAGTTAAATAAGCCTTCAAGTCCAAGCTGCTGATCACCAATGTAGACCTGCTCATCCACATCCATGTTGTACTTTAGCGTTAAGCCTGCATGCTTTTGTGCATCAATTGGACGGCCTACTTTTAAAGCTGATTCAAGCTCAGGTAACGTATAACCAATTTGCATTGCCCAGAGTGTCAACGGCGAAGCAGTCTTGCCGATATCCAGCGCGATACCTTGGATTGCATCCGTGTTTTTACCAACCCATGACTTACCATTACCTGCGGCTCCACCTGCAGCAGCGAATGTACTGTTTGTGAATGAAGAGGTCTCATCGGCAATTGAAACATCAGAACGCAAGTCAATATCACGTGTCCAAGTAACGCTGGCCAACGGTTCATGCATGGTCTGGTCTAAACGTTCAAGCTCTCCAACCAGAAATGCACCAGAGCTATCTACAGTGCGCTGGTCAAATGTCATCATGTGGTCACGTGTCTGTGCACGGATCGCACTCATGCCCATGGTGACAGCGGACCCTAAAATCAATTTTTTCATGTTTTTACTTTCCTTCAGGCGTAAAAAAAGACGCTATAAGCGCCCCGATCACGTCATTTGTATTTAAATGTTGTAAGAGATTTCTACGTTACCGCTAGCATCAGCTGCATGCATAAAGATCGCGTTCACTGCAATTGTGTTATCGCCGTCTGCAACTGCTTCAATACCACCTACTGGCTTTGCATCATTACCAGCTGCAATACGTACGTAAACCTTACCGCCGGTTTTACTTGTTCCCGCATTACACTTAACAGTCATATAGCCACGGCGTAGAACATCATTAAAGCCTTTTACTGGCACCGCTGCGCCCAAGCCATTTGATGCAGACTGTGTTGGATATGAACGAACAATAAGCCCGTAAACATCTGCAGCCGTATCACCAGCAGCCAGAGGTGCAAATTTACCCTCAGCGTTCATTTTTCCGAAAATACCGAAGCCGGTAAAACCCGCTACAGTGTCATGTGCTTCAATGGTTGAATGTGATTTACGTGATACGTCCCCTGCAATACCAGATGGCATGCGATATAAGAATGCGTTAGACATAATATTATCCTTTATTCCAGTAGGCACGGTTACGTGCGTTAATATCCGCAGGTGTAGGAGCTGAACGGCCAAAGTCTTTGGTCGTAACACCGGTACGTACACCCTTGGCATTATTTTGTTGTTTGATCAATTCAGATGCTCCAATAAAAGCAGCATCAATTGTGTGAGCTGGTAGAGCATCAAGATTTACATTAGCCCCACCAACGAATGGACCAATGTTTTTTACGCCATCAGTCGTAGCATAAGCAGTTTTAAGAGCCTGACGTTTTACATTATTAGCAATCTGGCCAACATCTTTAGCAGAAGCATCCAAGGTTGGTAATTTAATGCCAGGTGCAATAATTTCAGCACGTGAACGAACTTCTTGAAGTGAGTCACCGGTATAGTTCGTAACACCGTTATTATCCAACTTCTTAGCTGGCTCAGCCTTGGTTAAGTCACCATCATCCTTGGTTTCCTTCCCGCCTTCAGGATCATCGTCATCATCTTCAGTTTCCTTCTTTTCAGGATCATCCGAGTCTTTGGTTTTTTTCTTTTCCAGAGCTGCTAGACGAGCATCCATAGTTTTAAGCTGCTTCAGGATCTGACGATTCACAGCCGCATCTGATGTTTTACCATCTGTCTCCTCGTCATCTTCATCATCTGAGTCTTTGGTTTCAATATCCAGATCCTCATCTTCAACAGCTTTCGCCAACTTCTCAGCTTCTTCAGCATCCTTAGTTTTAACCAAGGCACGAATACGATCAGCGAAGCTAACCTTTTTCTTTTTTGTCTTATCAGACATAAAACTATCTCCTATCGAGCAGCGAGAACCGCAACGCCCTTTATCTACTAATGCAACGTGATTACCAAAAATGTTGCGCTGTACTCCCTTGCCCGGACTGATCTCAACATAATCAGCATCGTAACCAAGAGAAATTTCAACTTTCTCACCCATTACCGCATCAATTGCATCTTGATCAGTAATCAATAAGTCAGCTATTAAGAAATCTGAATCAATACCTTCACCACGGCGTAGACTATGTGCTGTACCTACAGCAAGTTCTTTCCAGTTACTTGGGTTTACCCAATCTTCTGGATGATCATTAGTGACTGCTTTACCTTCAAAACTAGCCATGGTTTTTGGATCAAATAGATCTTCCTCACCACGCTGGATCAGAATCAGCCCGGTACTATCTGCTGTTACAGGTACTTCGCCTTCCCCATACATCAAAGTACCAATGCGAGCTACTGGAACATCACGACAGAGGAGATAGCCCTCCGGTGTAGTTTCGCGTGTGCGCCCGATCTGACCTGTTGTATAGATATTTGACCGGTCTTTTGTTTGCTGGTCCTTAACTTGTTTTTTCTTGAACATTTCAATCTTCCGGAATAACTGGCTCTGGATAGCACCGACAATTTGGAAGGCAACCGGCATGGCCAGTCATCTTGTCCAATGTCGGTGGCTTATCCCAAGCTACAAACTTTCCATTCATTTCTTTGTGACTATGCCGAACATCGCTATCTTCCGATGTACGCCAGATATAGCCATCACTGCCTAAGGCTTGTGCACGTGTCTGAGTAAATACCGATGTTGCTCTTGATATTTCAGTTCTCGCTATAGTGTTAGCCCTAGACTTTGAAACTCCCCCAATGGCCATAATCAGGCCCGATATCTCATCAGATCGTCCGCCCTCGATGACGGCGCGTGTTGCCAGATCATGAACCCGCTGCGCCGCATTAAGTGGTAATGATTTGATAAGTCGAACCTGATCATTTAAAAGCAACTGATAGGCTGCACCTACATCAGTATTTCTAATCTGGTCCTTAATGCCTTTTGACATATCCCGTGCGTAGATCAGCCATGTTTGTTCGTCACGTAAAGCAACGTCCATCAGGATCTTTCCAGATGCATGCTTAGCCCATGTATCAAGTGCATCAGCATACTTACGCAATGCTGTGACAATGGACGGATAGACTGTTTCGTCCTTCACATCAAAACCTTTAATAAGTGAATCGATATGGCTAGCTATTTGCCTCAACTGTCTCCCGTACCGCACTTCGACTTTCCGCGCCCGGTTCGGTGTATGGCGGATCTGTTGTTTCATCGTTTTCACTCACTGGTGCCGGTGGCAAGTCATCCGCTGCCTCAATATCTTGGTCCGTGATATTCGAGAAAATGCCAGTTGTTTCACTAGACTGTCGCAGTTCTTTCATTGCCGCCTGCTTACTGATTAAGCCTTGCTCTTCAGCTTTACAAACTGCATCTGTTACTTTTGATGCCACATCAGCTTTTTGTACATCGTCCATTTGCCACAGAGACGCAAAATCAAAGCTAAACGAATCCGGTAGTGGTTTACCTAGCGCCGACAAGGAAACGATCCTAAGCAGCTTCCCAAGCGCTGTACGCATGCGCCGTTCTTGCTGTTGGTTGATGTTGTCGTAATAGTTACTTAGATCTGATTCACCGGTAGCATTCATACCTGCAGGTGACTGGCCGAAAAGCCGGACTAACGGAATTTGTGAAGCACCAGAAAGCTGCTGGCCAAATTGCAATAAAACTGCATCAAGTCCTGAGAAAGAATAAGAATGAGTTTCAAAGGCATCCTCTGAATCCATCAATGTCATACCCTCATTAGATTGCCATAAACGGATATGCTCTATTTGCCTCACTAATGCATCAAAGTTTTTACCGCCGCCTGCGATAATTGAACGCAGCCCTTTGACTTTATATGTGCGTAGATGGGCTTTGTAGACGAGCTGAGCAATACCGGTAGTCGTACTATCAAAAGCAACCAAACGATCTAATAGGCGCTCAATAACTGATTGCCCCCACAGGTTTTCTGCTATTTTCTGCCAATACGGTAGGTCCACCCCGTCAATACGAATGATCCTGGAATAATGTATACGCTGGCCAGACAAGCCCAGAGAATCACCGACCACATCATAGAAACGCGGTTTACCAAAATCTGGACCATAATCACTAACCAGATCTTGCAACGTCGGAAGTACTAGCCAGCGATCCAACACCATTAAACCCTTAAACTGATCTTTAGAAATCGTATCAATGTTTAATGGTGTACTTGGATCATGTCCATCAATCAGCATTACGGCGATAGCACCGCCGTATAAACGGCCCCATTTAATGACATTAGTTAGCTCATTCCAGATTTCAAGCTCGTCCATCTTGGCCTGAATTGATTCAGCATCTTTAGGATCATCCAAACCGCGCAGATTTATACCTTCGCGTGTCATATCCTCAGCCACAACATCAACCACTTGGCCCACAATCCAACTGGACCGGTACATAGCTTCAAGCTTTACCCGGTCTCGGCTTAGAAAGTCAAAATTGTAAGTGGACTGATCATTCTGGCTTCCTGCACCCAAGCCAAGACGCGCTGCAAAGTTCTGAAAACTATCAGCGGTATATTTCAATATGTTCATAGTTTTCTCTTAAAGCTTGCCCCAGATGCTTAGATCTGAAATTGCAGGGTTAAAGCAAATCATTACGCCATCAGCGCGGTTAGGCGAGCTGGCACCGTCCGGCTGTTTATTTACAAGAACCTTACCGCTACCATTTTTTGTATAGGTTGGTTGCGATAGCTCAGTTGTGAGTAATGCGAGCTCTTTCTTATCAATATGCTCAGTTGAAAGTGAAATAAGATTATCCGGGTCATATTCCATGCCTTTTAATGCCCGGTAGGTGTTCTGAAAGCGTATTCGTAGAGACCACCACGATTGGGCTTTAAGGTTTGCAAAGAAATCTTTATTCAGACGTTTTTCAACCATCTCACCTTCAGGATCATATACAGCACCGGAACCCCGGAATGGCTCTACATTTATTTCAGTTAAACCCTTCTCTCTTTGCTGTTCATTGATTACACGTGCATCACCACGTACACCAGCGCCTAATCCATCAGCATCGTAGTAAAACAGCCCATAGTCTTTCTCCAAGCAAATATCCATTGTTTTCTGTGTAGTACCAAAAATGTCATCGCCTTTGCCAGACCATGACTCCAGATATTGCAAGACAATTCCATGACGGCCCGCAAATGAGTTTTTGTCTTTACCTTCATCTGCCACATCCAAGCCCCCTATACGCTCTCCAGTAGCTTCAATACCCAGCTTAACGTGAGCATCAATAGCAGCCTGTACCCATGCTGAAGGAATCAATACACCTTCAACTGAGGCGGCATAGTTAATATCGACTTCTTGCGCTAATACCACATCATCCAATGTAGCAAGCTGTTTTTCATACCATGGATAGATTAGCTTTCCACGCAGCTCAACCTGCCAGTTCTTATCTGGATTAGCCCGCCATGGCATAGTAAAGACGGCGTAACGGCCACTAAAACGATCTTGGTGAAAACGGTCACCAATACCATTTGGTGTTGATCCTTTAATATGAACGTTCGTATTTTGTGATATTGCAGCGTCTACCGCTTCCTGACGTTCTACGAATGCCCATTCATCCAGAAAGTACATTGTGGTACGTCCACCACGGCCAATATTGTCACCCGCCTCACCCGTAATAGTTGCACCGTTATCAGGGTTAATGATCCGCATGTAGTTATCATGCACTTTCTCGACAAAGCTCTTAGGCTTCATCCAGTCCGGCATTTTGCTAAACATATCTCGGAATTTATGCAGCAGGGTTTTAGGATCGCCTTTTTTATCTACCAACTCTTCCTTTCGACTTCCCACCCCACCCGCGAAACCTTCGACAAACAACCACCGATGTAAGTAAAAGCCTAATACAACATAGCTCATACCCTCATCACGGCTTTTTTCAATCAAGCCATGCGTCTGAGTACTTTCACGTTCAATCAACCAGTCTACGAGCTCTACCTGCTTAGGTCGCAGTACAAACGGAATATTAGCAGGTAGTCCAAAGGGCATACCACGCGGGTCATAGGTCCAGATCCAATGATTAAACCAATGCGCCGGATCATTTTTACACTTGTACATCTCTGCTTGAATGCTTAGCTCATTTTGTTCTATCAATATCCGGTAGTAATAACGCCGTGTCATTTCCTCAACGACATCAGGCAAACGTGTTTTGATCGTCCACTCTTTAATAAGTGGCGCGATTTCTTCAAGTGCGTATGTCATAACTTGCCATTAATTGCTAAACGTGAAAGCTCCTGAGCAGACAGTCCAGCAAGCTCATCTGGGGTGAATTGATGTGTTGATTTGGTTTCTTGCTGGATCGGGCCGCCGTCCTTACCGGTGATTTCCTGTTTAGTCACACGGCCATCTGTTTCTTGAAATGCTTGCTTTAACAGGTTTTGTTTTACGCGCTTATTCCGTCCAGAATCCTCATACATCTTTTGAAGTTCCCTTAAACGAAATGCTTTATTAGCAATCGCTATATCTTCGATATTTTCTCGAAAATCCTGACGAGTTTGATGAAATAGCTCTGTCAATTTCTTGCTTAGGTTTCTGCCTGAAAACTTTGTAGGGTCATAACCCTCACATTGTCTACGGTCAATCTCTATACCAAATCTTTGTTGGACAGCATCAGCTACCTGTTGAGGTGTTTCAAAGCAAGCAAGAGACTGAACTATAAAGATTTTTACAGGCTCTTTAAGTGCCGCCATAAATACCCCTTTGTCATGCTACGTCCAACAAGACAGGCAAAAAAAAGAGCCTTTCAGCTCTAACCAATCACACAGTTTCCACAACACGCAGCAATATTAGTTTCAGACACAAACGGCGCATTTTTCGCAATTTCCAGTAAACGCTTAACTGACTCATCAGCTCCCCAGCGTTTAGTCTCACCAAA